GACCTCCTTCGACAATGGCGCTGGCGAGCGCTACGTCTACAATCAGGAGCACACCGAAATCGGCCTTGGCTATGCGATCACCCGCAAGGCCATCGACGACAACCTCTACAAGACCCAATTCCACCCGTCGAACCTCGGCCTGATCGAATCCTTCCAGCAGACCAAGGAAATCTACGGCGCCAACATCCTGAACACAGCGACGACCTACAACGCCAACATCGGCGGCGACGGCAAGGCGCTCTGCGACCCGTCCCACCCCATCGACGGCAATACGGTCGGCAACATGCCCGCCGTTCAGGTCGATATCAACGAGGCGACATTGCTCAACAGCATGATCGCCGTCCGCACCAACTTCCGCGATCAGGCCGGATTGAAGGTGTTCGCGCGCGCCAAGAAGCTGATCGTGCCGCCCCAGTTGGAGCCGGTCGCAATCCGCCTCACCAAGACGGAGCTTCGGCCCGGCACAGCAGATAATGATGTCAACGCAATTTTGACCACGGCCGGAGGGCTCCCCGAAGGCTATTTGGTCAATGATTTCTTGACCTCGATGTTCGCTTGGTTCCTTCTCACCAATATTGACGGCCTGTCATTCATGGAGAGAATTAAGTTCGAAACGGATATGCAAGTCGATTTCGTTACAGACAACTTGCTGGTCAAGGGATATGAGCGTTATAGCTTCGGTTATTACAACTGGAGATCTATCTACGGCAACTTCCCGACCTCGTAATACTGGCTCAGGAGACAGCACATGGGTGCGACACACTTCACGGGGCCGGTTATCACGGGCGACCTTTCCCAAGGTCAGGTAGGCGGTCCAAATCAAGGCTTCATCGAGTCCTATCAGGATATCATCATCCTGAACCCCGGACCCGGCAATCAGGACTACGTGCTCAACATCCCGGCTGGCTCGGTGATCATGGGCTTCGAAGTTGCGACGTTCACGGCTTGGAACAACGCCACTTCCGCCACGATGCTTCTTGGAAAGACAGTCGGTGGCTCGGAATATGCCACCGTCACCGACCTGAAAGCGGCGGCTCCGTTCCCGGCGATGGTTCAGAACGCTGCGCAGATTGCCGCCCAGCGCGGATACACAGCGCTTGGCGTGGCTGCGCCGGTCACTGGGCCGATCAATATTCGCGTCACTTCCGTTGGCGCTGGCACCGCTGGTTCAGCGCTGGTGTCCGTCCACTATGTCCAGACCACGTCATCGAGCTAAGGGGCGCCTGACATGAAAACAACTGCACGCAAATTCGGCGGCCCGACCAAGGGCGACGAGGTCGAGAAGAAAGACATGAAAAACAAGGAAATGTCTCACTCCGAGAAGGAGAGCGAGATCCACGGCGAAGCCGACGCCATGAGCGCCAAGAAGGGCAAGAAGAAACAGGTCGGAGGCCCGGTTGGCGCGACAGCGCGCAAGCATGGCGGCCGGGCGGCGAGAGCCAGCGGCGGCGGATGCGAGTCGAACCCGTTCACCTCGGCGCGAGCCGGGACTGCGGCGCCGGGCAGGAAGCTGCAAAAGACCACGATGGACTAAGCAGTCCGGTCTGAAAACAGGGGCCGAAGTGGCCCCTGAACCTTATTTGGGAGCACGCCATGGGCCGTCCGATTGTCGTCACCGCCGCGCCGCTCGCCGCAGCCGTCGCCAATGGCATCGTCCTATCGACGGCTCCGCCGCTTGGTGTCGTGCCTCTGACAGGCTCCAAGGTGGTCAATGGCGTCGCCGTGCTCGATCAGGCCCGCCAGATCGCCTTCGCCTCCACCGGCAACAATTCCAACACCACCTTCACGATCACCGGCACTGACGCCTTTGGCGCGCCGCAGAGCGAGGCCGTGGTCGGCGGCAACATCGCCACGGTCGTCACCACCAAGAATTACAAGACGGTCACTTCGATCACCAGTTCAGCCGCGAGCGTCGCGGGCCTGACGGTCGGCACCAACTCCAGCCCGGCGATCACATCGTCCGGCTGGGTGCGCTTCGACACTTGGAACATGGCTGGCGTCGCCCTTCAGGTGACCGCCAACGGCACCGTCAATTACACGGTGCAGCAGACCCTCGACGACCCCAACAGCCCGACTGATCCAGTCCTCCCGGCGAACGTGACGTGGGTGGCGCATCCCGACGCCACGCTGGTCGGCGCGACAACATCGCTACAAGGCAATTATGCCTACACGCCGACCTTCGCGCGCGTGCTGCTCAACAGCGGCACCGGCACGGTCACCGCGACCTTCATCCAGCCAGACAGCGGAAACTACTGATGGCGAACCAAGGGCTCTCGAACGGTAAGCACAAGCTGGCCTCGTCGCCCGGCCTCGCGAGCTTCAAGGGATTGGGCAACAGCATAGGGTTTGGAAGCCTCGTTCTGGTTCCTGCGGAAAAATCCGTTACTATGAAAACGGAACCAAAAGGAGCGCACGATGCCCCTCGGCGGAAACAGTGGAACATATAGCTACGCGCCCGGCCTAGGCGACATCGTCCTCTATTCCTACGGCCTCTGCGGCGTCAGGCGCACCCAGATCCTCCAAGAGCACATGCAGGACGCCCACATGGCGTCGAACCTGTTGCTGGCCGACTGGAGCCTCAAGGGCATCAATCTCTGGCAAGTGGACAAGATCGAGATCGACCTCGTCGAGGGCCAATCCACCTACAACCTCGATCCCGACATCGTCGTCATGCTGGACACCTACGTGACGACTGGCGCGCCCGAAGCTCTGATCGACCGCATCATCTTGCCGGTCGGCCGCACAGAATATGCCAGCTATCCCAACAAGGAGCAGCAGGGCTTCCCCACCGTCTTCTGGATGAACCGCCAGCTTGCGCCCACCGTGAGCCTGTGGCCGGTCCCCAACGGCGAGCAGCCGACCATGGTGTCCTATGTGCTGCGGCAGGCGCAGGACGCCGATTTTGACAACGCCCAGACCCCGGCGATCCCCAATGTCTGGCTCAACGCCTTTGCTGTCGGCCTTGCCGAGAAGCTGGCGATGTCGTGGGCGCCGGAGCGCCTCGCCTTCCTGTCCGGCGCAGCCAAGGCGGCCTATGACGCCGCAGCCGCCAACAACGTCGAAACCGCGCAGCAATACATCGCGCCGCAACTCGGCGGCTATTACAGGTGAGGATCGAGCCGTGGGCTATGCGTCAAAGCTCGGCAGAGCCAAGATCAGTTCCAAGAGCCCGCAGGCCGCAGCCGTATGCGACCGCTGCGGCGGCGTCTTCAACCACGTCGATCTCCAATGGCAGATGGACTGGGCAGGCGCGGCGCTGATCAACAAGCGCCTGCTGGTCTGCCACGCCTGCCTCGACGACCCCCAGCAGCAATTGCGCGCCATTGTCGTTCCGGCCGACCCGATGCCGATCATGAACCCGCGCGTGCAGGACTATCGACTGGCGGAAAGGAACGCCCGGCAGGCCAGCGGCTACAACACGGTCGATAAGCGCACCGGAATTCCGATCCCCGGCGGGCCGACCCGCACCACGCAAGTTGACGACACCCGCGTCACGCAGCAGACCGGCGAGCCGCCGGGCGGCCTGAATCAACGTCCCGGCACCGATCCAAATGCGCCGGGCAATAGCGATCCGGGCCTGCCCTACGACAATGTGGATGTTCCAAACACGGGGCCGCTCAAATAATGGCAAACGTCCAAATCCCCAACCTCCCCGTCGCCTTGTCGCTTTCCGGCGACGAATCAATCGAGATTGTGCAGGGCGGCGCCTCGATGCGCGCCACCACGCAGCAAATGGCCGACTTGTCCACGAAAGGTCCGGTAGGCCCGCCGGGGCCGACAGGACCAACGGGGCCGACAGGACCAACGGGGCCGACAGGACCGCAAGGCGCGCCGGGCGCCGCAGGCAATCCCGGCGGAACGGCTGGTCAGGTCCAATACAACAATGCTGGCACTTTCGCCGGATTTACGATGAGCGGCGATGGCACGCTGGTCGCTTCGACCGGCGTCATCACGGTCACCAAGACCGGCGGCGTGAATTTCGGCCCCTACGCCACGGCGCTGACGCTCCCTGTGTTCACCAGCGGCGCGGCTGGCGTGGTCCCTGCGTCAGGCGGCGGCACCGCCAACTTCATGCGCGCGGATGGCGCGTGGGCTCCTCCTTCGGCCTCGACGGCGGCTGGCGGCACCAATGGGCAGATTCAGGTTAACAGTTCCGGCTCGTTGGCTGGCGTGACGCAAAATGGAACGGGCCAGCCGGTCGGTTCTAACGGTGCTGCGAGCGTGGTTTTCGGGACGCCCGCCACCGTCAGCAGCGCCTCCGCCAACGCCGTGTTTTTTCTCGCCAAGTCCACGGGCGCGTTCAGCAATCTGGTGACAGGCCTTTCGAACAGCAATCCGCGCTGGAGCACGGTTCTTGGCGACTCCACGGCGGAATCCGGCTCCAACACCGGGTCTAATTTCGCCCTCACGCGCTATACCGATGCTGGCGGCGTCATCGACAACCCAATTTCAGTCAACCGCGCCACCGGGCAGGCGACATTCGCGCAGCCGATCAATGCGCCCGGTCTGGACATGCGCAACCGGCTGATAAACGGTGATTTTCGTTTTGATCAGCGCAATAACTACGGAACAGTAACCCCCGTGGACGGAAATTTTGTAGCCGATAGGTGGAAGTTCAGCGCGTCACAGGCCAGCAAGCTTTCCTCGGCAGCAGTGAACAACAGCGGCCTTGCCTTGATTGGCGGCGAATTCCAGACTTATCTCGAAATGACGGTGCTGTCTGCGGCCACGATTGTCACTGGCGATCACTTCGGCCTCTTCCAAATCATCGAAGGGGTTTACTGGTACGACCTTGGCTTTGGCTTGTCTGGCGCGAAGCCGGTAGCGTTCTCTTTCTGGGTCAACACCACCGTTACCGGCACGCATTCCGGGTCGATTCGGAATGATGACGCTTCCAGATCATACCCGTTCACATTTTCGGTTCCGACAGCCAATGTATGGACAAAGATCGTCGTTCCCATAGCAGGGGATACCGGCTCGA